ATTTTCTAAAAAGATATTTTTATGATATCTAGAATCGACAGCAGTAAACCTATCAGTTAACCCAGTGGTAACTGAAGATATAAAAATATAATAATCATTATTTTGAACGTCGTCATAAAACGTTCTTAGAGTGTCAATATTAAACTCTGTTGAAAGTACTTCTGCCATTTTCACATCCGTTTTTCTTAATATTTATATACAAATTCTCAACCTTTTCTTCTTATCTTTGGTCGTGGATAAGTTCTTCCAGATGTAGGTCTTGCTTTAAATTTTTTCATAGGAAATGTTGTTCCTGTTTCAGGTCTAATGTTTTCCCAATATAATAATTTATTTGGGGCGCCTTGTAAACTTTGAACGTCAAGAACATTATTAGTACCAGTATCTGACATTTCATTTACAGCAGGTGTATTGGCAAACCAAGAATGTAATTCTTCTTGAGTCATATTTGGAAAATGTTCTAATAATAAAGCACCAACACCGCATACTTGAGGTGACGCCATACTCGTTCCTTGATATTCGCCAAGATAATAATTGTTATCTCTTGGATCGATTGAACCATACACTCCAGGCATTGTCTGTAATGAACTTATAATATTTTCGCCAGCTGCAAATATATCAACCCTGCTACCAGTTTGACTAAATGCTGATTTATACTCGGTGTTATTATTATCTAAAGATCCTACAGTTATAACTCGAGATAATCCCGCCGCCGAGCCGGTTCCTCTATTTGTATATATGCCAGCTCCGCCACCATTATAAAATATAAAATTATTATAATCTTGGTCATTTTCATCAACGATTTTAAATGAGTCGTTACCTGCCGCTGCAATAACTAATATCCCATCATCCATTGCATCGTATATATCAGCTTGAATAGCTGTAAAATAATATGGTACAACAAAGTTAGATGCCGCGGAGTTACCAGTTTGTGGTACATACACACCCCTAGCAGCTAACTCATCCCATGTTAAATCTGAACCTTTATTAAAATCAACACCGCGATATATAATTCTTGTGCAATTAGTGAATGTTAATGCAGAACCATAACTATGATTACTTATTGTAGGATTTCTTCTACCAGTTGCAGGATTAATAGGTTTACTATTATGCCAAGCCCTTACGTAATCCCAATAAGTTGTCGTGCTAAATCCCAAAGTACCAAAATTTGGATTTGTACCATAAATGTTAATATTATAAATGTTTGCGTCTCTTGCCCAACCTTGAGTGTTTCCAGCAACAGTTCCAGCTACATGGCATCCGTGATCGTTATCTTCAGTAATATCAGGGATACCATTAAGGTTATTGTCAGGATATGTTGCAGACGGAGTTGTAACAACATATGGAGTATAAGCATAATTCCCAGTCCCAAACCCTATGTCATTTTGAAACCAATTATATTGAATAACTCTAGAACCGCCAGTTCCATCTGGGTTTATAGCAAATTCAGGATGTCCTGGATCAACATGTCCATCAAAAATAACCACATCAACATTTTTTCCTGATGCGGTAATTGTAAGATCTGAATTTACAATATTAGTACCACCCAAACCCCAATTGCCGCTGAGTAAATTTTGTTTATTTGTGTGTCTTAATAAACCCCAATTAATATCGTCTGGGTCACCTGGGTTATCCCATGCACGGTCAAATTGGCCATTTGTAATAGTCCACCCTGCAGGGCGAATTGTTACGTTATTAACAATCCATTCTTTGTCTGCAACATCCCATACTCTAGGATCGTCACGAAGCTTTTTAGCTTCGGCTTCCGTTAACATATAATGAGTATTTCGACTTATAGGTCTCCTTACAGCAATTTCAACAGACCTATCAGGAATGAAGAAACTACCACCAGGATTTTCCATTTCTTCATAAAAATCATCAAGGTCTTCTTTATTATGAAGAGTAACTATCCACTCTTTTAACATCTATTAAGCCTCCAATTGAAGGACGGTGAGTGTAACTGCTACTGTTCCAGTAGATCCTGATTTATTCGTAACCCTACATGGGATGGTAGTTGTTGGAGTAGATTCAAAATTAAATCCAATTGTACCAGGTGCAATAACCACGGTTTGAGCTCCAGTTGTAATTACTTCGGCTATAACGCCAGCATCTGGCAATGGATCTTCTGTTTCTGGTCTTGATGCATCAGCAGTTCTCAAAGCACCGTTAGCATATATTCTAACCCACGCCGCTTTATCGGTTTGAATAGCTAAAAGAGAATATGTTTTAAATCCTGCTATATCCAAGTTTACGCTAGCGTTATTAGCAATAGAAGATGTAGTTCCCGTTGCGGTTGTTCTTGCTTGTAATGGCGAAGCCGCTGCAGCGTTTACCCAAGTACCAGCATTATAAGATAATACTTGACCGTTCGCCGGAGAAGTAATTGATACGTCGGTTAATCCATCGAGAGTAGATGCTCCACCGCCGCCATTTGGTAAAGCTTCAAATGCTACACCACCGAGACCGTCTGCAGTTAAAACCTGCCCATCTTCACCGGCGGGAATTCCTAGATTTGCAAATGTAACACCTGCAAACGCAAAGTTGCCGCTCCCATCAGTTTTTAAGAATTGATTAGCAGTTCCATCGGTAATTCCTATATCTGTTAATGTAATATCAGTAAAAGAAAAGCCTGCACCGCCGTCTGTTGTAAGAAACTGCCCTGGGGATCCGTCTGAAATTCCTAAGTCTGTAATTGCTTCAGGAAGATTTAAATTTGTCCAATTATTATAAAGTTCAGTAAAGTTATCATTTACTTTTACAAAAGCATCTCTTAGGAGATCACCGGTACCATCATTGGCGGTGGCTCCTACGCCTATAATTTTTTTAACCATGTTGTCTCCTATGACTCTTTTAGTTATTTATTATTGTGTCGTGTCAACGGATATTTCTGTATTATCCACTGTAAGTAAGTTTGTGTCAACTCTTAATCTTGTATTACCTACTATTTGACCAGGACCTACGACCGGATCACCGCCAGTAATATAATCGTCTTTTCTGTTTATTAAGAACCTCGGTTTTATTTTAATACCGGCTTTTCGCTTATAATTCACTCGGCTAAACATTTTAGAACCAGCCAAATGAACGTTGTTTAATAAAGGTTCTTGGAATACTTCTTGGTTTGTTGTAGTATCAATTACGTAAGACCATTCTTGATAATAGTCACTATCTTGAATTTTCATTTGGGAATCAAAGTATTTATCTTCACCATCATCGGCTAATGTTTCAGTGTATCCATTAAGATGCGAATTTAACTCTGACCAATAGCCTTCTGAAACGCCTTCAGTTAAAGCAGAAACAGTACCTCTTGCCAATCTTTTTCCATTATCATCAACAATATAAACAGTTTCTCCTTCAACATAACCAAGACCAGATTTTGTTACTCTAACTGAATTAATCCTGCCGTCAGCAAAAACAGTCTTAGCAAACATCTCAGCATTTGTTCCCATGATTTCTGAATTATAATCACGTTGTGCTGTAACTATGTTAAAAACTTGCCCTTGATATGTAATAGCATCTGTTGCGTTAAAACCATAATACGCGTAAGGTCTAACATTTATAGCGCGATTTGCACTATCTGTTGAAGTGATAATTCCGCGAACAGAACCCTGTGTTACAATATTTCCAGCTGCAAATACTGGAGAATAATTTTCAACAATAATGGTTTGTTCGTATCTTTGGAACGAAGCCATTACTTCATCCCTTACTAATGCCCAAACGTCGTTAACATAATCTGCGCCTGGACTTATATTATAGAAAAGATCAATAACACCAATTTCAAACGGCGTCAAGTCAAATGCTTGATTTAATGGAGTCGCAAGTGTTACAGGATTAGCAGTCCCAGACATTGCTGCTGTTGCCGGTGGAATTGCGTTAAAATTCGCCGAGTTTAACGGGACACTTAGGAAGTCAGCAATGTTATCTACAATAAGTCCAATAGTTTCAACTTCACTTAAAGATCCTACTCTAACGTTTGCTAGGTTGCCAGTTTCAGGATATAAGGCGCCTGGAGAGGAATTGTTTTTTGCCGGGATTGTAAATATATCACCAGTATCGGTATTTGCATCATACGCAGTCAAAGTAATATTATTTGCTCCGCGATCTAAAGTAGAAATATTTCTACTAATGTCAAATTCAGATCCTGGGTTCATTCTTAACCCAACGGCATTTGTATTCTGTCCAATTACAATACCATCATTTCCTGCAGTATCTCTTAATCTTTCCAGGGGCGTGAAAGAAAAATCTGGGTTGTCTAAAACAATAACTTGATCTGAAACTAA